TGCCGCGCCCTCTTTCAGCCCCTTCTTGATCGCCCGCGAAATGCTGCCCTTCACCCGCTTCTTGTGAAGGCGATAGGCTGGATAAAAGAAGGGCCGAGCGCTCATATTCTGGGTGCCGAACTCGACGAACCTCGCATAGTAGGCATCGCGGTCGCCGGCATAGACCGTCGCAACGATGTCACCGGGGCTCCGCCGTGACGGCTTCGAGGCAAGCGAACCGTTCGGCGCGTCTCCCATCGTCCAACCGATCGACCCCTTTAGCCGGCCAGTGTCTTCCGGCGCGAAACCTTCCATCGTGTCGGTCATGGCCCGCGCCGCGCGTTGCAAGGCTTCCTCGGTATTCTTCCTCACCCGCTCGGGTATGGACTTGGTCAGCTTGCGCTTGAGCCTGTCGAGGCCTTCAATTGCCATCAGACCGCCACCCCACTTTCGGCAAGTATCTCCAGAAACTGCCGGTCTTCGGTCGGCGTGATGCCGCGGATGTTGAACTCGGTGCCGGTGCGCGTGTCGCGAATGCGCCACTCCGTTCTCACCTGCCGCGTTTCGCTGGATGCACGAACGGTGATGACTACCGGCTGGCGACCTTCCAGACGTGCGGCTTGGACAGTCTCGCCGCCACGCAGGTAGCGATAGTGAGCGCGGCAGCAATAGCGCTCCTGCCAGCCTTGGATGACGCCTCCCTGCCCGTCGCTCGTTTCAGTCGGTGAGTCGAAGGCAATGTGCTCATAGAGCTTGCCTGCGGAAATCGCTTTTGCCATTGCGGCCCCTTATGCCAACGCGGGATCACGTAGCGGATAAAGCAGAGCCGTGACCGGCTTCGGCAGATAGCCGCGCTCGAAGTCTCGGTCTTCGTTACCATCCGGCTCGCGGTAGAACTGGCCTACAAGCATGATGGTGGCGACATCGATCGGGGCAGGCACTTCCACCCCCTCTTGCAGTTCCCCGTCCTCGCCGCGCGGGATCAGCACGTCAGCCGCGCCCTTCAGGTAGTTGATGACCGCGGCCGACGCAGCCTCGATATAACCGTCGATCAACATGTCATCGTCGTTGGTGTCCACGCGCAAGGCCTGCTTGACGCGCGGCAAAGAAACAAGCTTGACCATCAGTTTCCCTTCGCGTCCTTGCCGTCGCGGCCGCGCTTATTCGACAGCATCCAATCACTATCGGGAGCATCGGGCTTGCCCTGCGGACTATCCTTGACCGCGATCCATGTGCTGCCGCCCCACGTCACTGTGTTGCCCTCGCGGTAGCCAGCCTCCTTTGACCACACCCCGCGATAGAATGGCATTGGGACAAACGCATCCTTGATCACGTCGCCGCGCTCCCAGACCATGTAGACGCCTTCGGAGCGAGCTTCGAGGCGCATATCGTCGAAGCCCAAGCCATCACGCCCAGGCTCGCCGTCCTCGCCATCTTTGCCGACAAACACGCCAAGATCCTTTGTGGTCCCATCACTCAGAACCGCGATCAGTCGGCCCCCTTCGGCCCTGAATAGATCTTTGACATCAACGCCATCACGCCCAGGCTTGCCGTCTTGGGGCGTCGGCAATGAACCCACCGCTTTGGCTACCGCTTCCTCTATAAGGGGGGCGACATCTTCGACAGTCACGCTCTTGCCATCTTGGGGGAGAGGGAGAGCCGCAACCGCCTCTGCCACCATGCCGCTCACATCTGGCAACTCGGGCTTCGGCAAATTCGCGACTGCCTCGCGAATAGCATCAAGCTCTGCAGCCATCTTCTCGGTGACGCTGGCGATAATGGCTGCCTCGTCTGCGTCCTTGCCGTCTTTTGGCTCAGGCAGCGAGGCAAGCCGCTTCTCGAATTCATCAAGCCGCTCGATGATTGGCAGGGTTGCGGCCTTAACGATGCTCGCGAGCTCTTCGCCGAATGCTTTCGCGTCGATCATGCAGCCTCCATTGCTTTCCGCATGGAAAGCAGTGTCTCCGACACAAAGGCACGGGCTTCCGCTTCCTGCTGTTCGGGTGTTGGTGTAGCTGGCACCGGTGCAGGCGGGTTATTCACCAGATCAATCAGCTGGGCATCCCGCGCGGCAATAGCTGCGAGTGAATGGTCTTGCTGCTGCAGATAGATGGTGTCACCGCCTGTGACCGGGCCGACATTTACGCGGCGGCGCGTCTCGTCCAGCGTGAGAATTCCCTTGGCCTTCTGTGCGACCTCGAACTGGGTTGCCGTGTCCATACGCAGTAGGTCATCCAAATCGAACTCTGTTCCGAGGGCTTGCCCGGTACCCGCATCGCCAGCAAGGCCAAGCCCTTCATCGAGCAGGGCTTCGATGTCTTCGATCAGCCTCTGCAGACACTGGCTATAGTAGCGCAGCGTGAGGTTCTGGACGTTGTTGTATGACGGCTCCTGCCCGACGCCGGCCATGAACGCCGGAACGTGATAAACGCCGCAAACAACCTCCGCCGACCAGCGAAGCTGCTCTATGACCTGGCTGTCCACCGCCTTCGCGCGCATGGCCTCATACTTCAGGCCATCGCCGACCACTGCTACCTTGCCCGCGTTCGCGCCGCTGAAGTTTGTATCCCAGTATTCCTTCAGCCGCTGCGCTGTGTCGTCTCCTATCGAACCTGGGGCCGTCAGGATGCCGCCAGGCTGCGCCCCGTTCTGAAAGAACGTTGTGCTGTCGTTCTGGATTGCAAGGCCCTGCATGGCAGCAAGGCCCGACGCGAAGATCGGAGACAGCCCCACAAGCGGATGGAACAAGCAGTTGAACCGGTCGTGAATGATATCGCGCGCCGGAACGACGAGGGTGTCTGTCGTCACGCCCGCAAGCTGGTCGGCGGAAAGCTCGTAGAACACGTCGCCGTTGTCTGCGACGAGTGGCTTCACCCTGTTGGGGTCGAGCACATGCAGGCCGACGACGCCATCGCCCGGCTGGCCGCGCTCTTTCAGAATGTAGGCATTGCCGGATTGCAGCTTCGACAGCACCCAGGACTCATAGAACTGGAGCCGCGTCTGGTAGTTGTTCGGCTTCGCGATGACGCGGAAATTCCGGTTCTCGACTTCCTTCCATATCCCGTTCTTGTCGCGCTGCACCAGCCGAAGCCGCAGCTTCGCGATGTCGGAAGCGATCAGGGTCTGGCAGGCGAAAACAGCGTGGTGCGAAAGCACCAGATCCTTGCGCACTTCGATGTTGCGCTGCCATGCGCCGGAGAAGGATTCGCGAATGACCGGCCACCAGCCACCGCGGCTCGATACGGGTGACAAGGCTTTCTTCTCGCTGTTGCGCGTTAAGGGAACCGGGATGCCGAAAACTCGCATATGGTTCTCCTATGCCTTGCTCGGTGCTTCGTATGGTGACGGCTGTGGGAACCGCTCACTGATCCATGCCCGGAAGGCCGGAAGCCACGCGCATTGATCGCTGATGGAAAGGACATCACCAGTCGGCTCGTCGCACCATTCGCGCCGCTTCACGTCATCACGGCGACGGCTCGGCTGAGGAAACAGATTGTGGTAAAGGGTGCGCAGCAGATACCGCTCGCCCTCGAAGTCCTTCACCAATTCAATGAGCTTGGTGCGCTCGTAAACCGTCGGCGTGTGGAGGCCGAACCAGAGCGGGTCATCAACCCCATGCGCTATCAGAATATCGCGGGTCCGCTCCACATGCTCGCGATAAGGCCCCTTCGGCTGACCGGAGGCCAGATATTCTTCGATCGTCCCCCGGTTCTCATGGACGAAGGTCCACGGCTCCAGAAGGAAGATGTCGTCGTTCATGACGACAAACTTGTCTGTTTTCACCGCCAGTCTTGCTGCGGTGAAAATGTTCTCGGTCGATGACCGGTAACGATTGCTCACGCGGCGAACCGGAACGTAGCGCACCTGCCGCGAGCCTAGATGCCCTGGGAAATCGCCGGCTATGATGACTTGGCCGTGGTCCATGTATCGAAGCGAGCGCAGCGAAAAGCGGAGCTCCAGGTCATACGGCCTCGCCTTGTACGGGTAAACAACGTCCATTTACGCCTTGCGCGCCTCGTTGATCCGCTTCTTCAGTTCCTTCGCGTCCCATCCATGATAGGCGCGCTTCCCGACGACTTCCTGATAGAGCGAACGAAGCTCGGTAAGGTCTTCTTCAGGCGCTTGTTTTGAGGCGGGCTTCTCCGCCTCCATGTGCCGGGTCGAATAGCCGAGGCCGCCGAGAATGGCCGCATAGCGACGGTCGCTGTGCCGCAATGCACGGTCCATGTAGCTGTTTTTCTTGCGGGCCATGTGGGATCTCCAACAAGAGGAAAGACCCGCCGTAGGAAACTGCGGCGGGTCCGATCAATTAGGAGGCGTCAGGAACGCCCCAGGCCACATCGGAGATGACCTGCACCGAAGATGCCCGGCGCTTTGCCCAGTTGATCTCGCGCTCCGCAAGGAAGCCGACGAGATTGCGCTGCCAGAGCGACACGAGCACGGTCGTGTTGGTGGTCGGATTGTCGGGGGCGCTGTCCATCTGGACCGAAGCTTCGCGGGAGAAATCCACCGTGAAGCCGCCCTCGTCGCCGATGTAGATGTCCGAGGCATTGACCAGGACAACGTAGTCGCCGACATGCTCCGAGACGATCACCGGCAGGCCGAAGAACGTGCCACCAGCCATGCCGATGCCGGGGAATTCCGGCTGGCCGAGCGGGTTCTGCATGAGCGACAGCGACAGTGCGGTCATGGCGCTCATGATCCAGACGCCACTCGTCGGCGCGTTGTTTGCCGCGATGAAGCCAGCGAAGGCAGCGCGAACGTCAGTCCGGACCGCATCCGCATCGCTGCCCGACGATGCGGTCGGGGTCACGCCGTTGGTGATCGATGCCGGGGAAACCCCGTCCACCGCGGCCTTGGTCGGATCGATAAAGTCGATGTCCAAGCGCTCGCGCAGAGCCGCGACAAGGCTGTCACGGATGATACCATCCGCCGATGGGCTGGAGTATTCCAGAACCTCTTTCGAGGCCACTGCAATATTCGCGACCTTCAGGGGCTCCAGGGTGGTGCGGGAGAAGTCGAACGCCGTGAGAGGCTTCGCCTGTCCTTCACCAACCCAGTAACCGGCGCCGCCCGAAGTCTGACCGATAAGCGGAACGCGGAAGCCTACCGTGCGCAGGCCAGGAATGCCGTTCTGGCCGAAGCGGCCGAGGATGGTCTGCGGTCGAAGGTACTCCACGAAGTCAGCAAAGACGCTGGTTTCCTCGCCGACGAGGTTACCGGCCCAACCTGGGGTACTGGTAAGGGCTGGCGCAACTGCCGCCTTGGTGAAGAAGCCGAACGTCGCCGAGTCCTCACCGTAGAGCGAAGCAGCAGCTTCCTTCTGGGTCATGCCCTTGACAGCGGCAATCGCCTTGACGCGCGCGATGCGGGCGACAGCGATACCGGGGTCAAGCTTCGGGGCCGTCTTGACCTGTGCCGGGACACGGCTCGTCGTGCCCTGCTTTTCGTTCTGGCCCTCGACCGGCTTTGCCGAAGCGGCAGCAGCCTTTTCCATATCACGGAGGCGCTTCAGGTGGTCATCAATCGCCTTGATGTCGGCCTGATTGCCGTCGAAGGACTCCTGCTGCTCTGCGTCCAGCGTAGTGCCATCGGCAGCGGCCTTTTCCATGATCTCTTCATTCGCGGATACCAGTGCGGCCCGCTTCTGCTCGAAAGCAGTGATCTGTTCTGCAAACTTGCTCATCTGGATTTACCTCTTGATTGAGCGAATGACGAAGGGTTTCGCCCTATCGCGGGCAGGCGCATCCAGACGGACAACACGAACCGATTTGCCAGACGCGGCGGGCTCGGGCTGCTGCTGAATGGTGTGGATGCCGGCAGCGCCGACATCGAACTGCTTGAGAAGCGCAAGGCCCTCGGCATCCATCGCCTTGATGGATGTCATGACGGCATCGGGTTGCGCTGGAATGGTGACGGCCGAAAGCTCGTAGACTTCCGACTTCATGAAACGGATGCCGCCCTCGTCGAGAAACGAATACTCGATAGCGCGGAAGCCGATCGAGACGGCACGGATCAGGCCGAGCTTGATCGACTGCCAGGCTTCATCAACGCGGTCCTTGAGCGTTCCCGGCTCGTTGATGATCGGCAATTCCGCTTCGAAAGTGATCCCGTCCTTGGTCGGCTTGTCGAACTTAACGGTGCCGATCGGCTTGTCATGCTGATGGTGGAGGAGAAACGGCATCGGGTTCTTGAACTGAACGCCGAGCGGCTCCACGATGTCGCCCACGCGATCGACGGTCGGCGTCGTCGCAATGCCGCGAATGATGCGCTTGTCCTCGTTGACCGACTTCAGTTCGAGCAACGAATAGGCGCGGCGCGTCAAATCCATGACGACCTCCTTGGGTTAGACTGTCGGGCGGGATCCACCGAGAACCAGCATCTGATAGGCCGGCTCGCGCTTCACTTCCGGGTTGCGGGCCATGACCGTGACGGCGTCGAACATCGCCATCACCGGGTCGATCTTGGCATCGCCCGCGTTCTGCTTGGTCGCCCGGATGGCCGTGGCCGTGGGTTCAATCTTCAGGTTGCCGACGCACCAGGACATGAGGGCCGAACCGTCATGCTTCATCGTGCCGTTCGCGAGCTTGCGCTCAGCAGTCTTGATGGCATTCATCATGGCATAGCCCTGCGGCGCACCGACCAGATTGCCGTCTTCCTGCGTGACGCCGATTTCGTCCAGCGCCTCGATCATCTCGCCCAGGCCAGCCGGATCGACCGCGACCGAGGCCAAGAGGCCCCGCTGCTTGATGTCGTCGATGATCTCGATGATCTGCGAGATGTCGCCTAGCTCATCCTTGACGATGGTCAGATCGCCGTCGCGCTCGAAATCGCGCAGCTTGCTAGCGATCGACTTGCGCCGTTCGAGGACGCCTTCGTGACACCAGGCATGTGACCAGACCAGCCAGTCGCGCGTCTCGTGGTGCCGGCCAATAATTGACAGCCCGAACAGGTCGTCGAGGCCGCCACCGTCGAGACCGATCACGCACACCTCAGACACCGAAAGCAGATGCTCCAGCGTCAAGCCTTCAAGCTTCCGCTTCGGCCAGAAATCAGCACCGGGCCACCTGTTGGCCATCAGGTTTTGGCCGATCTCGATGTTCAGATGCTTGGCAAGGAAGACATTGCGCGTCTCTGGGCCCTTCTGGACCTCCTTGCGCAGCTCGTCCTCTAACCACTCTCGGCTGACCGATCGCCCGATGTTCGGGTTGGTGATGTAGAAGTTGTCTGGATCCAGATAAGCATCGTTGTCGAGCAGCTTTTTCGGGAACTCATAAATGACCGGCAGGAACTTCTTGTCTGCGACCAAGCCGTCGCGCACCTGCCTCGCGTAGTCTAGCTTATCCTTGAAGACACCAGACGGCGGCGCATCCGATTGCGTGGTGATCGATATGACGAAGCCTTCCGGCCTCGAAACAAGCCCGCCAGTAGCCTCTCGGAGCATCGAGTCCGCCTTCGGCTGCTTCCCGAACTCCCAAAGCTCGTCGATGAGGATGAAAGCGGCCTTTTTGCCGACCACTGTCGCGCTGTCAGCCGCCACTACCTTCAGCGTTGCCTTCGTTTTCAGGTGCGTAATCGTCCGCAGATGGTCCTGCACGTGCAGGAAGCCGTCTTCGGCCGCGTTTAGCTCCGGATCCGCCCGAACCATGTCGGCTGCAGGCTTGAAACTGTTCTGCGCGGCCTCAATCGTCGGTGCCAGGATCAAGAGCTCGTTCGAATTTCGCCAGTTTCGGATCAATGCCGTGAGCATGATGCCCGCTGCGAGCGTCGATTTCGCGTTTTTCTTGCTGACGAGCAGCAAGGCTTCGCGAATGAGACGCTTCCCCGTCTCCGCGTCGAACGCGCCGAACATCGTGGCAACGAAATCGAAGATCCAGTCGTCACCAGCTTCGCCGAATGTCGGGCTCCCGGCCACATCGACGATGCGGAGCGCCTTGAAGACATCAAGCGCAGCAGCCGCCTCGTCGGGGAACAGCGGCTTGCAGGGAATGAGCGACCGACCGGCAACGATTCGACGCTCCCAGTCCTTGCAGCTCGTTGTCCAGTCCATCACTTACCGTTGTTGACGATCAGCTTCGGAGCGGTAGGAACCGCAAAGCGGCCACCGGAAGCACTCTTTTCCGCGTTCGCCTGACGCTGCTCCTTCTTGCCCTTCGCCTCGGCCTCTGCCTTGGCGTGGACATAGGGGGCTGCAGCAACCGCCATCTTGTCCCTACGGTCAGGATCAGTCGCCCGATCGTTCATCACCGAGAGCATATACTCGAGCGGGGTCATGCCTGCGCTGGTTGCTTCCCGAACGGCCTCTTGGGCGAGTTCCTTCTTGGTTGGCCCGCCAGACTTTTTTGGGCGTCCGGCACCGGGCCTGTAACCGCCACGTGCCATTTTGATTACCTTTGATTTGGGTTTGAATTAATCAAACAGGGAGAAAAAATCTCTGCGTGCGGGGGGCGCGGGTCTAGGAGAGAAGAGGGTCTCAGACTTTTGACCCGCCCCGCCCCTACTTCGCTTTCAGTCAGGGGGATCGGCAGGTGGCGCATCGTGTAGCTTGACGAAACCGTTCCACATCAAACCGGAAACACCACCGAACATCTGCCCTGGTCGATCCTCATCTCTGAGCAGTGGTCGTATCTCCTGAAGGCCCACGGTTGGTTCAGTATAGCAATGGGTCACCAGCCATCGCTTACCGCATTGGTCTTGGTAAATTTCGCCTGGCTTGGCATCTCGCATCCTCTACCCCTGTACTATTGTCGGCCACCTGCTCGACAGATAAGTTGCATTTCACATCATAACTTGGGGGAACTGCACGTGGATATTGCTGGGTCGATAGCAGCGGTCGGATCTGCACTTACGATCGTTAAGGAACTCAAAGAGATTGATGCGCAACTCGATCAGGCCGCTCTCAAGCTAAAGATCGCAGAACTAACGGAAGCGTTGGCTGAAGCAAAATTGGGATTGGTTGATGTGCTTGAGGATCTACGAGCTAAGGACCAAGAAATTGTCCGCCTGAACGAAAAGCTCAAATACAGAGCTGAGAACTTGTCCGACTTTAACGGGTTTAGGTATCAAAATATCAATGGGCTACCGAAGGGGTTGCCGTACTGCCCAGCCTGCGAAGCAAAGGGGCTTTACATCAAACTAGCGCAGGATCGCTCGTCTCGTGGCGTTCCATACAAGTGCCCAAGCTGCCGCGCTGACTACGGGTACCACGGCGTCTTTCTCCCATAGATTGACCAGATGTCATCCATCTCGCCGCACCTGCCATTGCTGCGCTCGCCCTTCCCCAACGATTGGGCGACCAGAGGCGCCCCAGTCCGGTGGAGGTGGCGGCGTCTGGCCGTTGGTCTCTGCCTCACCACGACGCGCTAGGTGACGCCGGGGGCCAGGCGCCCTTCCATGTATGCGACGACCTTCTCTTCGACCTGCAGGATCAGCACACCTCGGAACCCTGATCGGTAGCGTGTAGCGCCGGTCAGGTTGGATGATCCACGTGGATACGGCATTGCTAGCCTCGGCGCTCGGACCGCTGTTTCAGCGAATTGTGACAGTGGGCGCATAGCGTCTGGAACGGGCCAGCCCAGAAGGCACCCTCGTTTCCGTGATGCTGCTCAACGTGGTCGCAGTGTAAACCGCCCTTGCTTGCGTCTACCTTGCCGCACATCTTGCAGGTGAAGTTGTCTCGCACCAGCACTGACCACCGAAGCTTCTGCCAGCGTGCGGTCTTGTAGAGCTTCCGCCATTCCTGTGTCTGATCGCGGAAGCGGATGCGCTGCTGCTCGTTGCCTGACTGGTAGCCGAGGCGTGGGGCGATCTTGCCGACGAGTGGCTTCAGCGTGCGGAGCTTAGCCAAGGTCGCCGCCACCTTCGATGTGCTTGCGTTCCTGCATGGTGAGCTTGTCCTACTAGTAGTGAGCCAGAGTTGCTCTTAAGGTGGCTAGGAGGCGGGGTGGGCCTTGACATTCTCCCGATGTTAAGCACAAACGTCCCCATTCACGGGGGATGAATATGATCGGTAGAAACGTTTTGGTGGTGTTAGGCGTGCTACTGGCCAGTAGTGCTTGCACAACCACACAGCAGGCAAACGAGGCGCTTGAAACAAAGTTCATCGGGCAAAGCACCGACAACTTTTTCCTGCAGTATGGGCCGCCATCTAGCTCCTATCAAATGAACGATGGACGGATGATGTACCAATGGTCAGAACGACCACGCCATTACGCTATGCCTAGCACCTCTACCGTCAACGTTTATGGAAACACGGCTTTCGTGAATACCACGCCTGGAGGCACCATGACTGTCCAGTGCGAGGTCCGAATCGTCTCTCGGAATGGTAAGATTGAGCAAATCTTGGCTTCAAGCGACTCTTGGGGGATGTGGGAAACAAGCCGCTGTCACGAAGTTTTCGGCAAGTAGACGAAGCCTCTGCTTCCTGCGCCGCTGATGAACACCGCCTCAATCTCGCTGCACTGCTATAGCACACTAATGCCGTACTCACAGGAGAAGTATAGGCAATGAAGTGCCCGATAGACGACGCCGAGCTTGTAATGTCCGACCGGCAAGGCATTGAAATCGACTACTGCCCGAAGTGCCGCGGCGTGTGGCTCGACCGTGGCGAACTGGACAAGATCATTGAGCGGTCAGCTGTAGAGCAGCGGCCAGCACAGCCAGTCAGAGAACAGGGCTACCGCGAGGACACCCGCTACCGCGATGACAAAGATCGGTACGATCGTCCGTACAAGAAGCGGAAATCGTTCCTGGGCGACATATTCGATTTCTAAAGATGGTGAGCTGTCAGGCGGCTTGGTTCGCTCCTGAATCAAAAAGCCGCCTCCAGCAGCCCTTCGAACGCAAATCACCAATCTAAGTTAGAGGTAGCGCAATGGGTTCCAAACGTCAATGTTCATGCGCTACCCATTAGCCTTGGTTGCTGAGTTATCCAGCCTTTCGCCAGACGCGGATCGGCGGCTTGAAGTATCCCCATTCGACAGCAAGAGCATCCAGGCACCCTTTGAGGATCTTCCCTGCTTCCCACTGGCGTCGTTTCGTCGGGGCTAGGTCCTTGAGCCATATGCAGTCGCCACAGACGCTTTGAACGAGGCTGTACCCGGAAGGGCCTAGCACGTTGTATGCTTTCTTCAGCTCGTCGGTGGAGGCCATCTTCCTGTCAGTCAGCACGTCTCCGGGTGCGCTGCCATCTACGGGCTCTTTCATGTAGTCCATGGCTTTGAGATCTGCCGCGCCGGCGGTCTCGTAGTGCCTGCGGAACTCGCTGGCAGCCTCTGCCTGATGCTTCTCGAGTTGGCCATGGGCGAGCATCCAGACGATCGGACTTTCGCGACAGTTTACCGTGGCGCGTATTTCGCGGGGGAAGCCCGGCACCTTGTCCAGGTCCGACCGCCATGCCGGGTTAGGCACATCCATTGTGGCGATTTCGATATTGCCGATCATCTCAGTCCGCACCTTCTTGATCTTCCTGCTGCGCTTTGCCTTCAATGGATTGCCCGCCTGTTGAGAATGTTTGGCTGCTATTTGTGGAGGATGCTCACGAACGGCATGGAAGGTTCGCGGTCCTTAC